CGAAACCAAGGCAGCCGACTTTGGACTCATCGAAACGCTCTACAACGGCATCGACGCCTACAACCAACAGCAGGAAGTCATCCGGCAGCTCAACATCCAAAAAGGTTTAAGCGAAGGCAAATCTGAGGAGCAGGCCACCGCTGAAGTCGATTTGGCAGCGGCAGTCGACAAACTTTCCGAATCTCTGAAAAAGCAATACGCCGCTTTAACTGATATTTACGAACTAAACATCAGTCAGAAAGAAGCGACTATTGCTACTCGACAGGCTCTGATCGAATACAACAAGAGCCTTTCTGATGGTTCTTTGAGCGCCGATGATCGCACCCTTAAAGAGTTGGCTTTGGAAAAAGCTGTCTTGCGGGAAGCGGAAGCCGCTGTTAAAGCTGCAGAAGCCCAGGCGAAACTAAACGAGAAGACTTTAACGAGCGGAGAAGCCGCAGGAATCCAAGCCGGAAAGTACCTCGAACTCGCTGAAACTTTGGCCCCAGATAGTCCGCTCCGTAAACGACTCACGGATCTAGGACTTCAGCTGTATTTCCTTTCTCAACAAAAACCGGTGGTCACTGTTGACGTCAACACCTACGAAGCAATCGTGGCAATCGATGACGTCGTGAAGCGTATCGAAGCAATGAAAAAGTTTGCATACTCCCCGGGGTCGTATGACTACTCCTCTCTTCCAGCTCGAGCGACTGGTGGCCTAGTTGACGCCGGCACCCCATACATGGTCGGCGAAAAAGGCCCCGAACTTTTCATCCCTGCCGGATACGGACGAATCGTCGACGCGTTCTCCACAAACAAAGCACTCCTCTCAAACGCTGGCGGAGGAATGACAACCCAACCAGCAATCAACATCACGATCAACACGGTCGCAGGCGACCCGACCGCAATCGAAACCATCGTGGTCGACGCCCTATCGCGTGCCAATAGGCGTGGCATAACGAGTCTGGCACCATGAGTTTCTCGACCGATATGCCTACCCTCGAGGTGTTGTTTGCGCCTTCGGTTGTAGGTTCCGACGCTGGCGACAGAATGATCCTCAACCTTTCCCTCCTGAACACTGGAACTTTAGGTGATGGCGCTTTTTTTTATGACATCACCGAATGGGTCAGGAACTTTTCGACAGTTCGGGGACGTCGACGTGAACTCGAACGGTTCTCCACAGGAACCGCTCAAATCACCCTGGACAATCGTGACCGACGTTTCGATCCGACCAACATCGATTCCCCTTATTACAACGCAACAGTTGGCGTCACAGGAATTGTGCCAGCTATTCCTGTGGTGATTCGAGCTACATGGAACGGGACTCAATACGCCGTTTTCCGTGGTTTAATTGATTCATGGAAATTTGACTATTCCAGTGCCGGCCTTGGTGATGCAACCGCCACCATTAGTTGTTCAGATGCTTTCAAGTCGTTTTCGAATGTTGTCGGTGGTTTGCCATCTGTCTTGACAATCACTAGTTCCGGCACAGGCGTTTTGGATGTCGCAGTGTCAACACCATCAGATGGCCGATTGGGTCCGAGTTCCATCGATGTTGTTGACACAACAACTACCGGAAACGTAAATGTGGTTTCAAGTGTTGAAACAACACCGATCATCGGGTCTGCTGGAGACCTTGCTGGTACAAGAATCAACACGATCTTGAATGCTATTTCTTGGCCTAACAATTTGAGAGCAATTGACACTGGTCAAACAAGACTCGAGGTTCAAAACGCCTCGCAAACCGTTCTGGAACTTCTGAATGAGGCAGCACAAACTGATGTCGGGGCCATCTATGTCGAAGGAGATGGGACAGTTGTATTCGACGATCGTGTCTCCATTGTTTCCGAAGACCGTTGCATCACTTCCCAAGCCACATTCGATTCCACAACGAAACTCAATCAGTTCTCGGATGTGGACATCGTCTACGACGACGATCTCATTTACAACATTGTCAGAGTGAATAGGAAAGTGACTTCAGCGTCTTCCGGCGATTCTTTAATCGGGACTACCGTGACGATTGGAAACGCCGAATCGCAGTCGATTTATGGGGCACGAACTTTAGATTTGGAACTTCCCATCCCGTCGACATACAACTCAGATACTTCTTATGGGCAGTCGACCGCGAACGATATGGCCCTGTTCCTTTCCTCCCAGTATGCGAATCCGGAGCTTCGCCCCGATTCCATTACGTTCAAACCTCGACGAGATCCTGTGGCTTTATGGCCTCAAGTCTTGGGAAGACGTCTGAGGGATCGAATCACCGTGAAATTCGCTGTTCCTGGTGGCGGTGCAGCTGTGGAACGTGATTGTTTCGTTGCACAGATTCAACATTCGGGATCGCCAGCCGATTGGACGACCCGTTTCGGGTTATCCTCTGCCACGTTCTTTACCGGATTTTTTATTCTCGACAACACCGGATTTGGTGTTCTTGACACCAACAAACTGTCTTTCTAGGAGATTCCAATGGGATCAGGGTTCAAAACTTTCACTGCTGGAGCGGTACTGACCGCGTCGGATGTCAACAATTATCTTCAAGAACAGTCCGTGATGTATTTCGCGACGACAGGCGCACGAGACACCGCTATCTCTTCACCTGAAGATGGGATGGTTGCGTACATCGGGTCCGCCGATGAAAACGAAGGTTTGTACGTTTATAACGGGACCTCTTGGCGTAGGGGTCCGGGGTGGAACGCTCCGTGGGGGTACAGCACGTTCCTTCAGAACACCAGCACCGGAACACAGAACATGGTTTCGTCAACGGTTGTTACTGGTCTGACCGGGACTGTGGCGCTAGTTGCAAACCGCCGCTACAAGGCGACTTTTCAGATCAACCAGTCAGGCACTAATGCGCTCGGGCAGTACGCAGTCCAAGATTCCGGGTCCGTTGTCGGTTCCACTTGGGCCAGCGTCGTTACAGCAGGAACCACGCCGATCACCTTCACCGGCGTTATCTACTTCACGTCGGCTACTACGTCTTCACGCACGATCCGACTCGTCGGAAGTTCAATCGTAAACACCGCGACACTTAACGTCGATACCGTGATCCGTCAGTCACTTCTTGTTGAAGACATTGGCTCATCTGGCGCCCCGGTGTAATGAGCTACTACCTCCTCGACCACCCACCGGCCTCCCCACAGTTCTACCCAACCCGATCAAACACACCGACATTCGCTGTCGGCGTCCACACATCGGAAGGTCCGACTGGTCCAGGGAGCGCACTCAACCTCGCCGGGTTCATAGCACGACGAAGCGACCCCGGCTCCTACGCGTGCATCGTCGACGCCGAAGAGACCATCTGGATGGTGCCAGCCGACTACACGACTTTTTCAGTGCAAACGTCGGGATTCAACTCTCGAACCTGGCACATCTGCCTAGCTGGAAAGTCTGCCGATCTAAGTCCCGACGACCCCAACACTCTGGCCATGATCGCTAGGGCTGGCGTCGCGATCCGTGACCTTTGGAACTCGCAAGGCATCGCACTCAACAACGCCCAATGGATCGGCACCGACGCCCTCAGCCGCCCCGGCCTGTTCTGCCACGGAGACGTCCAGCCTTGGGACCGCTCCGACGCCTGGTCACTTCACCCAAATCGCGCACGCCTCGACCAGCTGCTCACCAACACAATCTCCCCCTCATCACCCGTTTCGAAAGGTTCTCACGAAATGATCTCACTACTCACAATGCCGGACGGCAGAGGCATCGAGTTCCGAGCCGTCTTCGGAACGATCTTTAACCGCTGGCAAACAACCGTTGGTGGAACGTGGACCGACTGGACACTCGTGAACGCAGACAACCCGCCTAGCCCTGTCGATTCGGTTTCTGCTCGTGTCGCTTCTGGTGGCGCCCTCGAGCTGCTCGCTTGGAACTCAGCGGACGGAACCACCTTCCGTACATGGCAGCCCACTAAGGGCAGCTCCTGGTCGGGATGGTCGGCCGCATGAACGCAGAACCGATCCTGGCAGCGGCCGTAGCTGGCATCTTCGCTTTCGCTGGGATCGTATGGCAGTCACGGAAAACCCGTCGAATTAACACCGACGAACATTCCGAGAACGCTTTAAAACTGGACCGGATCGAACAGAAGGTTGACCAAACCGCCATTCGGGTGGAAAATGTTTCGGACCGGCTTGACGACCACATCGTCATTCACAACATGACATCCCGAAAACCTTGGTGGCGCAAATGACTTTTGCCGACGACGTCCGAGAAGAAACCCGATCTTCCGGAATTGAATGTCGACTTTGTGTTCTGCTGAAAAGTCTGGACACAAAAACCCGTGGCGAAGTCGAATCAGTCCTCGCCGACAAGTCCTGGAACGCTGAATCGATTTCTAGGGCAATGAAGCGGAGAGGCTGGGAGATCCGTGGCGACTGCATCCGAAAACACCGAAGAAACTGCATCCTTCTCTGACGAAGTGGCGGCAGGTTCACGGCCCCGACGTAATCATCCGCAAGGCTGGGAACCAGGGGTCGCTTGGAACGGTCGTGAAGGAACACTCACGACTCCACCACTCGAGGCCGACCCGACCAAAGGGGTTTGGTCTGAACTTGTCGCCGACTGGGGTTTAGATCCGCTTACCACTGAAGTGGTCGAGGGTTCTGTGCAGGTTCGCGCGTGGGACACCCATGACGGCCGCCGGCTCCGCTATTACCGGGCCACGTTGCGCGCGCGTGAATTGGACTATGACCGCCCAGATGTCGACGCCCTTTGTCGGATGGTGGAGAAGAGGCGACCTGTGAAGCCCCTGAAAGGCCCTGAGAGGCCCGACAGGGCGTTGGTCGTCCTCATAGCCGATTGGCAGCTCGGAAAGGCTGGGGAGCCAAATGGCGGCACCCCTGAAACTGTGGAAAGAATCTGCCGAACCCTCGACTATCTGCCGGCCCGAATTAAAGAACTCAAAAAAGCGGGACGAGCCGTCGACACCGTCTACCTAGTCGGCCTAGGCGATCTGGTCGAGCAATGCACCGGCCACTATCCCGGGCAAACCTTTAACGTCGACTTGGACAGGCGTGAACAAATGCGCCTCGCCCGCCGACTCATCCTCCGAGCAGTCGACAACGTCCTCGGCCTCGCCCCTCGGATTGTTCTGGCCGCTGTACCTGGCAACCATGGCGAAAACCGGCTGAACGGCAAAGCCTTCACCCGCACCACCGACAACGACGATTTGGCAGTGGTCGAGCAGGTCGCCGAGATCCTCGAAGCTAACGAGGAACGCTACGGCAGCTGCACCACTGTCCTCGCTTCCGGAAACAACCTTGTCCTCAACATTGCGGGAATCCCAGTGGCTTTCGCCCACGGACATAAAGCCGGCGCCTCCGGACACCCGGCGGCCAAACTGGAGAACTGGTGGAAAGGTCAGGTTATGGGCCGGCAACCAATCGCCGACGCTGACATCCTCATCACCGGCCACTACCACCACTTCATTTGTTCAGAAACATCTGGCCGGACTTTCATGCAAGCACCCGCGATGGATGGTGGCTCCTCATGGTGGACTGACATGAGCGGCCAAAACTCGCCCGCCGGACTTCTCACCCTCGGCATCGGAACCGGTTACGGTCCTCGAGGCTGGGGCGACCTACACATCCACTCCGCCTAAAAGGAACCCGACATGGAAGAAGAACCCGAAGGCGAAGAATACTTCGACGCCACATGGCCCTCGATACTCCTCGACAGCTTCGCCCTGGTCCATGGTGACAGGGGCCGGGCATACGGACCGCCCTGGGAGGATTACCAGAGGGTTACCAACCTCTTCAATTCCCTCTGGGGTGCTGACATCCTCGACGTCAACGCCGGCATCCTTTACATGATCTGCATGAAGCTCGGCAGGATCGCCCGTGGCGTAGAAGAAGGCTTCAACGCCGAACAGCTCAAAGATTCCATCACCGACGCCGCCGGCTACTTGGACTGCCTCTACGGATCTCTCCTCAACCCCTCTCCCGCTGCTGTCTCTTTCGAGGTTGAAGTTGATGAGGAAGAATGGGCCGAAGAGGAGGAAGAATGACCATCACCATCGAACCCGATGTCATTCCCCTCACCCGACCCGAAACCGAACCGGACGAATACGATCCGGAAGAACACGAATTCCCCGACGAGCAGGACTACCCCGCCCCAGATTGGAAACCGTAATGTTCACCAAATTCTTTATTCGC